TACTTTGTTTATACAGATGGGGGTAAGCAGACTGGATATGGCACACAGCAAAGGGCAGGTGGTGTAAAACTTACCAGGGATTCAATCTGTTATTGCACCTCAGGACTGGTGGATAGAAACAAGGGAGCAACACTCTCCTGGATGCACAAGGCAATCAAACCACTCAATCAGTTGATGATGATTGAGGACTCACTTGTTATATACAGACTTTCAAGGGCACCTGAAAGAAGAATCTTTTACATTGATGTTGGTAACCTGCCCAAGGTAAAGGCAGAACAATATCTGCGTGATGTGATGATGCGTTATAGAAACAAGTTGGTATATGACTCCAATACTGGTGAGATCAGGGATGATAAGAAGCATATGTCCATGATGGAGGACTTCTGGTTGCCTAGAAGAGAGGGTGGCAGGGGCACTGAAATCACCACACTTCCTGGTGGTCAGAATCTTGGAGAGATCACTGATATCACTTACTTTCAACAGAAACTTTACAGATCCCTGAATGTTCCTGAAACCAGGATTCAGGGTGAGGGTGGATTCTCACTGGGAAGATCTTCTGAGATTCTGAGGGATGAGATCAAGTTTTCCAAGTTTGTTGGAAGAATGAGAAAGAGATTCTCTCATATGTTCCAAGATCTTCTAAGGACACAACTTCTCTTAAAGAATGTCTGCACCCCAGAGGATTGGGAGAAGATGTCTGACCATATTCAGTATGATTTCCTCTATGATAATCACTTTGCTGAACTCAAAGAGGCAGAACTCACAACTGAAAGACTCAATCTTGCTTCACTTGCTGAACCTTATGTTGGTAAGTATTACTCTAATGATTATGTAAGACGTAAGATTTTGAGACAGACTGACATTGAGATTGAGGAACAGGATGCACTGATTAAGAAGGAAATTAAGGATGGTGTGATCCCTGATCCAAGTCAGATGGCAGTTGATCCTGCTACTGGACAACCAGTTGCAGATGCCCCTGGTGACACAACAGGTGGTCTATTGGGTGCTACCCCCCAAGCACCTGAGGTTGATGAGACTAAGTTTGAAACACCTAGTGGTGGGGAAATATAAATAAACTTATTGTAACCTATACAACATGGAAGAATTAATGGATCTTTTGGTGAAAGATGAATCACCAAATCAAATCAGTGATGCTATTAAAGAACTGCTATATGCTAAAACGGCAGAGAAAGTATCTGCTGTGACACCCAAAATTTCAGGGTCACTTTTTGATGATGAGCAACCTGAAGTTGTTGATGAACTTGAGGTTGAGTCCGAAGAGGACGATGATGAAGAAACTAAAACAGAGGATCAAGACTAATGGCGCTAGCATCCACAGACGTTACTACAAGTGAATATATCAAGATTGGTGATAATGTAACTACTATTACCTTTCAATGCCAGAGTAATAATCCACTTGTAATTGGAATTACTTCAACAAATTCTGCACCAACAGCAACAGATGTTGGATTAGTTTATGAGACATTTAAGGGAGAAATGAAGAAAACAGTGACTGATTTAAGTCATGTTGGTAGTGCAGCATACGTATGGGCAAGAGCTCTTACGGGAAGTACAGCAACGGTAGTATTTGAAGGTGAGTAATGGCACATCCATTTTCAGGACTGGGATTTAACTCTTGGTCACAAAAATTTGGTCGCCCTAGCTCTGGTTTTAATATTCCTATAATTACTGACGGACTTTTTACGTACTTAGATGCTGGTGCTTATTCTGGTAGTGGCACAACTTGGAGTGATTTAGTTGGAAGTAATGATGCAATTCTTGTCAATGGACCTACATTTGTACCTAGTGATGGCACTACTGAAACAGGAGATGGATATTTTAATTTTGATGGAAGTGATGACAGAGCCGATTTAGACAACTTAGTTATTCCTGCACAATATTCTATTCATATTGTTGTTTTTAAAGATGGCAATACTACAAAAATTGCATTTATTGATCAGGGGTCAATAGGGCGAACACAACCTGTTAGGTTTTACGTTGGCGACTCCGGTGCTGGATCGGGTGCAGCTGGTAAAATTAAAATTCAGCACGGTCGTTTATTTGCCCAAGGTGGAGCGATAGGAACCACACAAATGCAGAAGGATAGATGGTATATTCTAACCGCAACTTATGATGGAAGTGATCTTAAACTATATGAAAATGGAGTGCTGACGGCTGAAACCACATCAGGAACATACCCTGCGCACTCTGTCCACACGGGAGCAAGTATAGCGGATCATCATCCAGATTTTGGTTCTAGTATGAAAAATTTTCCTGGAAATTTTGCGCAAGTAGGAGTTTATAATAGAGCACTTTCACAATCAGAAGTTACACAAAACTTTAACGCAATTTCATCTAAATTTAGACTTTCATAATAATGAAAAAAATGGCAAGAACTTATTTAATTATACCCACTTCAGAATTATCAAAAGTAGATTTCTCTCAAGTTTGTGAGACTTCCTCTGAAACAGTTAGAAAGTCTGTTGATGAGACAAAAACTTTGGTGAAATGGGATGGTAGTGAACCATCATTTGTTTCTAGTATTACAGGAAAAGAAGGACCTTATACTAAACAAGAAATTCATACAATCCTTGCTACCAATGTTTGGACTTCTTCTGGAAATGAATAATAATTAGCATAAATAAAAAATAAGGGATAAAAACTAATAGTAAAATGAAACTTATTAGAGAGGAAATAGAAACTGTTGACTTCATTGTAGAAAGCGTTGGTGGAAGGAAGTCAATGTTTATTGAGGGAATCTTTCTACAGGGAGACCTTCAAAATAGAAATGGTAGAATGTATCCTATGAGCGTCCTGAGAAAGGAGGTTCAAAGATACAATGAAAACCATGTAAAGTCAGGCAGAGCACTGGGAGAACTGGGACATCCAGATGGTCCTACAGTAAACCTAGACAGGGTATCCCACAAAATTGTATCACTCAAAGAGAGTGGTTCAAATTTCATTGGTAAGGCTAAACTCCTTGGCACACCAATGGGTAAGATTGCACAATCTCTTATTGATGAGGGTGTTAAACTGGGTGTTTCATCCAGGGGTATTGGTTCACTTAAACCCACCAGAGAAGGAGTAAACATTGTGGGTGATGACTTTATGTTGGCAACTGCTGCTGATATTGTTGCTGATCCCTCTGCTCCTGATGCCTTTGTTGAGGGTATCATGGAAGGAAAGGAGTGGGTGTGGGATGGTGGCATTCTAAGAGAAAGTCTTGCTGCTAAAACATATAAACAGATCAATACTCTGGTTGATCAAAAACAACTGGATGAGAAAAAACTGGAAGTATTCAATAACTTCCTGAATAACCTTTGATATCAAAGGTTTTAATTTATAAATAAATATAGTTTAAAAAAGGCAATCGGAGAGTTCAAATGTCTCGTGGAGATCTACAAGAAATGGAAGTAAAGACAGCACAATCCAAAACTGCGGTAAATTCTGGTGCCAAGCCTGGAGACCCTATGGATTCATCTAAAGCTGGTTCTTATGAGGATCTTGGTGGTCCTACCCCTGAGAATTATAAGGCAGATGATGATTCTGCTAAAATCAGAGAACCAAAGATTAAGACAGTGGCTGATGTAGTCAACAGGGGTGCCAAAAAAGATGAGGGTATGCAGAAAATGGCCAAAGAAGAGGCAGAGGAAACTGGGGAAGAGGTTGTAGCAGAAGAGGAAGTAACCACTGATGAAGTAGTTGCTGAATCAGAAGAAACAATTGAAGCATATGACATGGATGAAGATGTCAATGCCCTCCTTGGTGGTGAAGAACTCTCTGAGGAGTTTAGAGAAAAAGCAAAGGTTGTCTTTGAAGCTGCTCTGAATTCCAAAGTAAAAGAAATCCAGGAAACCCTGGAAACACAATATGCTGCTCAACTTGATGAGGCAAGGGAAGAACTCAAGACCTCACTTCAAGAAAGAGTAGATGCCTATCTCGAGTATGTCTGCGAAGAGTGGATGACTGAGAATGAACTGGCAGTAGAACATGGTATTAAATCTGAAATGACTGAGAGTTTCCTCTCAGGCATGAAGGAACTTTTTGAAGAACATTATGTAACCATTCCTGAAGATAAATATGATGTGCTGGAAAGCATGGTAGAAAAACTTGATGACATGGAGACCAAGCTCAATGAGCAAAT